TTCTTAGGTCCTTTTTCCAATATCAGAAAAAGGACCTAAGAATGCATCAGTCATTGCCCCACCAATACCTGCTCCAGTTTCATATAATCCAGGAGCAACATCTTTAAGATATTGTAATGGTCCTCTTCTCTTTTCGCCAAGACCTTTAATCTTGTTTTCTATTTGAGCATTAACTTTTGCTATCTCACCTAAATCGGTGCTTGATTGTTTTTCATATTTTTCTAATTCTTTTCTAAATACTTCATCTTTTTTTGCAGAAGTCTGATAAAACGCAACTTTCGATCTAATAAAATCCATGTTGTCAAACAACGAACTTATTTCTTCGAGTACAGCATTACCGTTAACGACATCATTTAGATTCGATGAAACAGTTTTAGCAGCGCCGGCTAATTCTCGCAATTCAGCTTTTACTTCAGTCGTCGATACTTCTCGAGCAAGTCCATCGAAAAATTCTGAATATTTTTCATACCGGCTCGCGACTACTTTAAGCATCCCAACATTCTTTTGAGATAAAAATGATGCTCCCTGCTCTTTAAATGTTTTTTCGAATCTTGATTTCATAATTATAATTGATCAATATATTGTTTTCCAGTTCTCTTTGTATAATCCAATTTAGCTTCTTCTACTCGCTGATGTTCTAATCTACTATACATCCATTCCATTTCTCTTATTCCTAAATTCATTGTTTCAGTTGGAGATAATCCCATAAAATATTGAAAATTAAATGTCATCTCCAATAAGTCCTGTAAGGACCTCCCCATAAGGAAAAAAGTATTCAAGTCGAAAGGGACAAGCGGCTACCCCATCAGAACCGCAATGCTTACATGTATATTTAGTTTTCATTTTAGGACCATGATAAAATTTTTCATGAAATGCTCTAATCTTCATAATATCTTTAGATTGTAGATTTTCTAAATATGCAATTTTATCGTGAATTCCTTTTGACTCATCTACGATAGAAGTTGCAAATCTAAATAAATATGAATTATTTCCAGATTTTTCATAATCTGCTATTTTTATTTCATCATTTATTCTAAACAATCGTAACTGTAAATCTTCTCCATTATTCAATGTTATATTATATGGCTCTTTATAATCATCTGGAAGTTCAGCAACCTCTAATTGTGATAAATCAACTTCTAAATTAAGCTCATTAAAACAAAATTCACATCCAGTTTTTAAAGACACAGTTTTAGATATCGAATTAATCATCAACCATAACATTACATATAAACGATCACCAACAGTTAATTGTATTGGATCTACTCCTTTTAATACGTTTCTTAAAATAGCAACAAACTTTCGATCAAAATTTTCATAATTTAATTCAGCCATCAACTTTTCGTCTTTACCCTTTAATTCTCTAATCGATATTTCATTAGATTCTTGGTACAACAATCCTTTTGACGGCAACTGTATAACATTAAAAGTTTCATCCATAAATATCAATACCTCCTTTAGTTTCTTTCGATCCAATCAACACTAAATGTTATTGGAAATTTAACAATATCTTCATTAGTATAAGATACATCTATACTTGGAAGAGTTGTTGGAAATATTCCAATCATTTTATACGTATCTGTTTCACTTCCGTCGCGATCATACAACTTTAAATATGCGGTCTTTGCATATATTGATTTGACGTTGTGAAAACCTTGTTTATCTACTATCAATGTTCGCCATGCATAAAAATAATCTGACACTATATCGTTAACTGGTTTTAAAAATGTCGCGACTACTTCCTTTATTTTTAAATCACCACTAAATTTCTGTTCAAATGCGCCAGCTTTTATTGTCGATAATGCAGCGATATCATAATCACCAATTTTACAATCCTGACAATACTTACTGATTTCATGGCCAGCTATTCCAGAAATATCAGGCAATAGAAAATCAAAGTTAAATGTTCTTTGAAGTTTCCACTGTCTAGGCATATCTGATAATAGCTGACCTAAAATCGACATTCTCTATTTCTCCTATGATACTTGTTCCCAACGATCATAACTAAAAGTAACGGAATATTTAACACCTTCTTCAGTTCCATAATCGAGCGGAGAATCCGCAACTTCAGCCGGAAAACAACCAATCAATTTAATAGTATTAGTTACTTCACCAGTGGTTGACAATAAAACTAATTTAATATCAGATTTTATTGCATCATCACCAGCTCCAATACCATCAATATCACTTACTATCTGCTGATTCCACGCATATATAGCATCAAATATCTCCTTGTCTTCTCCTTCAATAAACGTACATTCCCAAGACTGAGGAAAAGTTAATTTCCCAGTAAATTGTGTTGGAGCTGATTGTTTATATGGAACTGCAATCTTTCCGACACTTCTTCCTGGAATATTAGTAGACTGTGCTCTAACTAAAAAGGTATCTGTATCTCCACCGCCAATCGGGTTAGGAATAACAACATCCCAGTTGTAAACCCTCTGGAGATTAGATAAATTTGTCTTTAAATTATCTTGACCCATTAATGCCATTTTCTACCTCCTGTTTTCTGAATAAACTGTTCATCTATCTCCATATCTTAGAATTGAACTCCACGAGCGATTAATTCTTCAAAGGATGCACCAGTTCTTGTAATAATTGCTTGAAGTTGAATGTATTCAGCTGCTCTAGATGGTTTAATAAAAATGTCAACGTGTAATTCATTTCGATCTATAATCGCAGGAGTATTATTCGTTGCATCACACAATATTCTATATCCTTTATCACCAGCCTCAGTCTGAAACGATCCTTTAGCTGCTAATAAATCCATAAACTCTTCAAGTGCAGCAACCACTTTGTATCTAGTTAACACACTATTTGGTTCAAAACAATAATATCTCAACGCAGAAGATACTGCTTTTTCAATAAAGATCAATAATCTTCTTACATTTACACGATCTAAAGCTGATGCTTTTACTTGTTGAGTCTTTTGTCCCCAAATAACATTTCCTTCTCCTCTAAAATTCTGCAATGGATTTATCTGAGCCTCATAAAGAACATTACGTTCACCCTGAGAAAAAGGATCATTACTCATTCCAAGAACATTAAGTTGACCTCTGTTAAAACCAGCAGGAGCCATGTGTACCTCACCAACATAATCATTATATGCATATTGTGCTGCAACATACCCAGATGGTGGAACATCTATTACACTATCGCTATATACATCATATATCTTTACCCATGGACTATATAACGCAGTATAACTAGTATTAAAATTCTGAGTTGTTTCTCTCCAAGTTGTCATACTTGTAGTGCTAGTTAATTCAGAATATGGCATATCTAATATTGCCATACAATCTAACCTAGATTCACATATTGTCTTCATTTTTTGTTGAACCGCAACTGAAGCATAACCACCATTAATCAATATTCTTACATCAACGACATCTGGATTAGTAAATTTATCCCAACCGGTAACAACCTCGCTATCGGTAACAGCAGATCCATTAGAACCACCAGCTAAACTAAGTGCAGTTGTTTGTTCTTCTGGCATTACTGTATCTGCGACTGAAGTATTATCAGCGACAACAATATACTTACTATATCCATTGATCATAGTCTCAAGATACAACTGTTTGCCATATCCGTCAAGTTGAGATTGACGTGATACTGTCCATGCTTCAACTTCAATATCATTACCATCTTCATCTTCTTCATAAACTGTAATCTTAAAAGTGTAATCAGTTGCACTTACTTCTTCGACCTTGACGCTAAGCGAATTATTCCAAGTTCCTTGATCTTTTCCGAAAATATAGAAAAGAATATTTTCACCAGATACTTCCTGAAATGTAGATACAGATGAACCAACAGACAATGATTCGTTTGGTCCTTGTCCATCTTCCATGATCTTTACACCACCGTATAATGCATTCTTATGTACACGATAACAATATAGAACATTACCTTTTTCTAAGAATGCCAATGCGCTATAGTGAAAATAATAACCGGGAGTTGGTTCACCATATTCTTCTATCAACTGTTGCGGAGTAGTAATTAATACTAGATCAGAAGTATTTCCTTTTGCTGAATACCCAACTAACGCAGCAGATGTTGTTGCTACATTCGGTATAATATTTGATATATCTCGTTCTCTAGTATAAACTCCAGGACTAACATAAATTCCCATCTTTTACCTCCTTCTCATAGCTCGTTTAAGCTCTGGTTTAAAATCGACAGTAACTAAAAACCATTCAGTGTATTTCTTACTATCTAGACCATAATAAGTTCTTTCTAACCTTACTTTATTTACATCTTTCTTTTGAATATTCCATCCTCCTAATGCTTTTATTAGAATAGGATCTTTTACTCGTACTAAAAATTTATTCTTATAAATCTTTTCTTTTCTTTTTATTTCCGGATCATAATGTTCATATGATACTTTTCCCCATTGTTCTATTCTATGCAACCATGCTTCCCAAGTATAATCAAGATCAACAGGTCCAACTTCTGCATCTTGTAATTCTGTCGCTAAAGTTTCATAAAGACTATTTACTTTTAATAATCCAGATGATATGTATTCTTTTAATTCATTATTGTCGTCAGTATAAAAATCAGAATATATATAATCTTCCATATTAACTTTCCTCACAGGTTAACGTATCAGAAAATAGTAAAATACCATCTTCATCTGCAGTATTATCATAAATAGACAAGTGAATTTCTTTAATTGTCTTTGATTCAGTTACTTTTCCGACCCATCCTTCTAAATAAATACTTGCTCTTTTTACAAAATATAATCCAACATCAGTCATTTGATTAATTGTTGATTCATCGACTATATCCTGATAATGTAAATACATTTCTAGCGGATATGCATTATTAAAATTAAGACTTAAATTTGGACTTTCATACATTCCAAATAAATATTCTTCTAACACTTGCTGTATTGTTTCTAAATTCTTTGACCAAAAATAAATATCATATCTCAATCCAACCGGTACTGCTTTAACCGTGACGACATCTGTAATCTCTTCATCTGTATATTCCATTAAAAGTCCATGTCGCGCGATTGGTGTTCTTGCTCTGTCTATATCACGTTCAGTTTGTGGTCTCCATATACTAATAAATTCTGTATAGGTTCGTCCTCTATTTTCAGAGATCATTCTCAGAGCCATTTCTTTAGGTAGAATAGCAGTATCATCAGTCACAGATGATAATCCCATAATAGTACTGTATTTATTAAATACAAAGTTTCGTATTCCTTCATCCATTACTTTAATGAAACTACCCATTAATTCTTCTCCGATTAATATTCATATATTTTATAAATGTAAACCATACTTCTTTTTTAAAAATATCAGTATGTTCTTTGAACACATCATTTAACCACTGATCAAAGAACATTTCTGGTTCTATTGGTTTTGATACATTCACAACCATAAAATCACAATATACTTTTCTTCCAGCTAATTCAATTGCAATCTCTTTATATTTCATTCTTTCAGTCTTCATTACACTGTACTTTTTCTTCTTCGTCTTCTTGGTTTTCTTTCAATTGGTCTTTCTTTTTCAACTAAAGATAAACCTATTACTTTTACTTGATTCTTTATCGAATAATAATTTTCAATCTTAAGATCTTTTTCTGAACATCTCGGTGGTAAAAAGATCGTTGATCCATCTTCAACAATTATCTCAACAACCGCTCTAGATTTATTAATTATTTCTTTTACATATACCATATTATTTCTCCCTATATGGTGCTATTTTATAAACTTTAGATAAAAGAGCATCATGTGTCGGACCAGTTAAAACATCAACTATTTCAAATTTATCAGTATCTGTTTGAATTGGTATGTATTGCATTGAAACCTGAAAATAACTCTTCATTGGAATATCATTAGAATCGTCTGGAAGTCCAACAAAATGAGCAAGTATTGGTATTTCTTCCTCGTTGTATAAACCAAGACGATGAAGTCGTTTTGCTGAAGGACTCCATTCAATCCAAACTTGTGTTGAAATAGCATCACTATATGTTGGCTCTTGGTTAATATCATAGATATTTGCAAAATCAACAGAATTAAGATTATTGGCTAAATATAAAGTACAATCGATTCCATATAATTCTACAGAAAGATCTTGATGATCTCTTATTGCGTCGATTGTGCGTTGTGGAATCATCTTACTCATTATGCTTACTCCTTAAACATAAATCCTATTTTTTACATTACAGATTTTCTTAACTTCTTCTTCAGTGAATTGTTTCTTATTATCCTTACACCAGAAATATCCGTCTACAGTTCTAGGTCCACCATCTAAACTAGTCAGTTGATTATAACTACAACTGAAAGATCCGTCTACAGTCTCAGGACTACCTTCTAAACTAGTCAACTGATTATGACTACAATAAAAATCGTTACCTACTGTCTCAGGACTACCTTCCAGACTAGTCAATTGATTATAACTACAATTAAAATATCCGCCTACGGTCTCAGGACTACCTTCTAGACTGGTCAGTTGATTATAATTGCAATAAAAATTTCCGACAACAGTTCTAGGTCCACCTTCTAGACTGGTCAATTTATTACCACTACAATCAAAATATCCAGTTACCGTACCAAATTTGACTGGTAGCTTAGTCCAGTTCATTATACTAAGATCAACATTACCGTCTACGTCATAACTACCGTCTTTGTTCTTCTTAACATCAGATCTCTGCTCAAAGTCCTCGATCCAGATCTGGATCTTTTCCTTGTCCCTAGTCTCGATATCAGACTTAGAAGCGGGCTTAAAGATATTATCTTGTTCAAATAATCTGTCGATTAGTACTTTCATCGAATCAATTGCCCCCGTAATTCTCTTATCTCTACTTTCAACTCATTTATTGCACATATTATCAATTTGTTCCTTTCATCAGCAAAAAATTTCTGAGCCTCGTATTCTCCTTTAGTAACAACTAGACCTCGTGGAATATGTATTTCATCATTTGTCAAATGCGTAAACAATTTATCATCTATATTCCGTACTGTTGTTATTACCTGACTTAGAATGAACAATGATACTGTAACAAGAATTGGAGTTATAATCCTAAACACCTCAGTAAACTGAAATTTGCCGTTTGCCATTTTTTCTCCTATTTTTTCAAAATTAATGCGTAATCACCTCCACAGGCTTAAAATGTTGTCAATCAATGATGTCTATAAATTTATGAATTAGGATCAATGTATAACATGTATACATTCATATTAGTTATTTTTCCACTAGAATCCAAGTAAACTTGAACTGAATCAATACTATAAGTATTTGATTTGTTCCAAATTACTTCTGCATTGTTCAAATCTAAACTTAATTCTTCTTTCTTTCCCGATTCTGAATATTCAATCTGAATTAATTCTGGAAAGGTCAGTGTAAGATCAGACATTCCCCAACTTTTTTCATTAAAGCTAAGATTAAACGGTATAGTATTCTCTTGATTATATTCAAGATCTGCATCATCTTTAGAAATATCGATCTTTACTTTTCCGACATACCGTTGAGCTTCTTCAAAAAGTTTAGACATTAATTTTTTCATGCTATTTCATCTACCTTAACTGGATTCATTCCAGTAATTAAAGTATATGCTCTAATTCCTTTAGTATTAGCACCATATAACCCACGATGCAAGTTTGCAGTTCCAATTAAATTATGAACAGCATCAAATCCATAATTTATAGTGTCCATACTTCCTTCAGACATTACTACATTATCAGCAACAACGACACATGCTGCTTCTTTTGCAGATGAATAATCAACATCAGAACACAATAATGTCTTTTTGAAATTATCTTGAAGTGCTTGACTTAATGTTTCATTTTTATCATTATCTGAAATTTTAGTTGCTCCCATAACTGCAATTCCAGATTTAGATATAACTGCGTTATAGTCTTCACTGTCAAATGTTGTAAAATTTGATTCCTGCTTAGAAAGATAATTAAACATCTGAAACATTCCAGTAATAGTATCATTTACTGTAGACCAAAATTTAGCTGGTGGGATTCCTCTATATAATTTTTCAATTCGACTATTATCAATTAAAATAATTGGTCCAATCTTATTTTCTTTTGATCTCATGAACATATCTCGTTTAATCTCTGCATTATTCTTTGCTGTAATCGGAGTCTTTAATTCACCAATCGTTGGAAGTGCAGCAACAACTATTACGTTTTTATGTGGATTACTGATTCCTATATCTTCAAGATATTTAGCTGCTAAATCAATCAATATTGATAAACTTCCAGCACCAGTTCCACCACCAAAACCAACACTAATAATTATCTTTTTTACATTTCCAAATATTAATCGCATCATATCTAAAATCCGCTGAGATGAATTAGATGCTGCTTGAGCTCCTCTGATCATTGATTTTCCGGATCCTTGAAAATCGCCAATAAGCATTTTTTGATTCTTCGGCAATTCTAATGGAATCAAATCAGCTTCAGCAGTATTAATTGCCAACGCTTTCTTATACCCAATAT